GTGCTGGCTGTGTAATCCACGCCACGCTCAATAAGGACACCGTTAACAAAGACTTGCTCAGCACCTGCGGTGTAAGCAAGACCAGCACCGAAGTCATCGGTACCTGAAAGGGATGTCTCACCACCAGAGGCAGTTTTGCGCCACTGGGTTAGTGTGACACCCTGGTTATTAGGGTGACGAAGAACAGTCATATTATGACAACTCGCTTCCGAAGGCTGAGAATGAGACGGATGTTGAGGATGCTGCGATGGAGATAACGTCTGTGTTGGCAAGGGTTAGGCCAAGGGTGAGTGTGTCTGTAGCGTTGCTACCGAGAACCACGTCATAAGCAAGGTACTGCTTTGGTGTATCGCCTGCACCTGCTACACGGACTGAAACACGGTATGTCTGAGCAGATGTAGACTGGTTACAGATGACGACGCTAGAGACAACTGCTCCTAGCGATGTCGTTGCTGTATACAGAGTGGTGAGGTTAGATGAAGCGCCTGCCGCTGTTGTTGCTGCTGGGACTTGCTGCCCAAGCACTTTATATGCACTTGCCATTTATTTTTCCTTTGCTTGGTTAAGCGCCCATTGTCAGGAACGCGATACTTGTGACATCACTTGCTGCTGCTAGTTGACCTGTTACGCCATGGACATCTGCTGTGGCATCAAAGTGAGCCTGCATATCTGTCATGTCTTGTGCTGAGATAACGTGGCGCACAACTGCGCCAGTACGGTGAGCCTGCGGGGTTGTGCTGTTGTAGCCACGAGTTACTGTGAAAGTAGTTGCTGCCGTTGTTCCAGTAACCAAAACCAATTCTTCAGATGCTGCGTTGTAGTCAAGCGCAAGAACGAATGGGTAATTAGTTGGAAAGCCGCTGGCTGAACTGAGGATAATGCTGGTAACGGATGAGTTGATATTTCCGTTGATAGTTGTATCTTGCGCTGTGGCACTGTAATAACGTTGTGGCATTGGCTATCCTCAGCTTGTGTAATGGGTGCGTGGTGGGTACTGCTCTTGAAGGCGACGTACTTCCACGAGCAAACGCTGGTTGTACATCTGTTGCAAAACTCTGCCAATGTTGGCTGCTGAGCCAATTGGATCATTACCTTGCTGAGCATCTGCTTCAGCTGTAGCCGCTGGGACACGACCCATATCTAGGTACATCGCTGTACGGTAGGCAGCACCAAGGATGATTACTTCACGGGCTGACTCAGATAGACCAGTCATGCTGAAATCATCTGTGTCGTAGGTAAGGGTGGTTGGCTTCTTGGTGTAGGTAATCATTACGGTACGACCAGGAATGATGCCTTCACGGATTGAGATGGTCTTACCGCTTCCCCATGTAGTTGGGTTAGCCATACGGTCAATGCGGTAGTGACGCACTGGGAGCCATTCCTTAGAAGGGCCAATGGTCTGCCATGAGGCACCAAGAATATCCACTGCCTCGTTAGGCAATTGGTAAGTTGTTACAGCTGCTTGCCATGTAAAGGTTGTGTAGAAAGTACCAAACAAATCTGGGTAAACGCCATCAATTGCAAGGTTGAGGTTACGGCGGATAACACTTCTCGGAAAGGAAGGCGAGATTGTTACGCGGGTACCAGCACTGTGTGTGGTAGCCGTGGTGTCACGAAAACCTCTACCGTATGATGGGATAGTTGCCGTATTTGTAGTACGGTCAAAGGAATCTACCCAGATTAGCTCGTCATCAATTTCAACCAAACCACGAGTTAGCACAGTGCCATCGGCAACTGTGAATGTGGTATCAGTTGATCCAATATCTGCTGTGAGGAAAGTGGCCTGATCCTGACGGTTGGTGTAACCAGTCAGGGCAAGGTTGGTCTCATCAATCAGGTTTACAAATGTACTCACGATACGATCCTCGCTGCCGCTTCATTTTCGCCAAGACCAAATGTGCCAGCGAGTAGGTTCAAGATGCCTGGTGTATCTTCAAGATAGTTCTTGCCACTATGGCGTGATGCATAGATCTGATTAAGCACGTCAATGCCACGAGTAGCATTGTGTGAACCAAGAACAACTGTTCCCCACTTGAGAGCAGCACCATCAAAATCGTACTGTGGTACACCATTGATAATGGTGCCTGCCAAACGATTGAGATGATATGTTGCAGTTAAGCCGTCTCCTGATGCCATATCAGATCCTTTCTAAAATTGGTTAGTTACTTAGTTCCGCCAACACCGTCATACTGACCGTATGGATCTTGTGGTTTGCCTGATAGCTTGTCGCCAGTCTTGCCGATCATGTTGCTATTGCAACCGCACTCTACGCACATGTTATTTACCCTTCTTTGCTGGTAGGACTTTCTTCAAATTTGGATTAGCCTTCTTAGCGGCTGGTGATGCCTTACGAGTTGATGAAGCAAGAATCGCTCCAGCTGACTCCATTGATACGCCTGACTTCTTAGCAATAGACTTTTGCGCTGCGGCAAAGCCCATACCCTTTTTTGCTGCCATTAGACAACCCCTGCTTCTGTGAATGACTTTGCAGTCTGTTTGGTGATTTTGTTTGTTGCTGGCATTACGTCAGCGTTATATGCCTTGCCTAGAGTTTCGCTTGCCTGATGGGCTTCACGAATAGCCTGAGTTGATGTACCAGCAGGTTGAATACCCTGCGCTCTTGCATCACGATAAGATTGAAGTTCCTTATCCCACTTCTTCTGGGACATAGAATCGGCTCGTCCAGCGTCTCCTGTGTTGAGTTCTAGTGTGCCGAGCTTGCAAGCAAAGCAACCATCAACATAAACGCTATGCTCAAAATGATCCGATGGTGTTTCCTCATAAACGAATGGGGTGGTACTAACTTCGCCACACTCTGAGCAATCGTATTCAACTGGGACGGAATTGTAGTTCTCATCCATTCCCCATTTGCTTACCCTGCTTGTATGCTGATGTTGCATTTTTGACTTCCTCAAAGAAAATTAGGTTGCGCTGTATGCGCTCGTTTTCAGGACCGTTAGCCTTCACCGCTTCGCGTGTGAAAGTTATTGCTTCATCAATGTGCTTGAGATTGTAAGCAGCGATTCCTGCAAGGTCGTAGGCTTTCCAGTCCCAGACTGCTGATTCGTAGCAGTAGTGGTTTGATCTAGGAGCCTCCAGAGCGTTAAGAGAAGCATCTAGGCATCGCTGCCATTCTTGCTTTCTGTACGCATCCATTGCCACACCGAACTGCGGCTCACCTTGCACGGGAAGAATGTCTCTGCCTTTGTCATACCACATACGAGCAGATTCTTCTTGGCCAAGTTGATGCGCTGCTTCTCCTGCCCATCGGCAGACAGCAGCACTTTCAACATCCCAGCCACCATTCTCTAACTTGCGTTCAGCTGCTTTAATAACATCTTCCCATTTGGAGTAGAAGAAGTATTCTCTGCACATATAAGTCCACATGCGTGGATCTTGGGGAAATTCTTTGACTGCCATTTGCAGCAGTTCTATGTATTGACCGCGTGACTTTGTGTTGTCTGGCAAATGCTCAATAACAGCATTGCGGATGTCGCAGTCAATCGTTTCGTGCTTGCCGTAAAAGACTTGCACTTCATGGCATGGATACTTCCATGTCCAATTCCATCTGGTATGAAGCCGATCACGTTCCCATTTGTTGTCATCGGTTTTCATGGTGATCCAGCCTAGGTCTGCACCTGGCTTCCACTTCTTACGAACCTTTTTGAAGAAATCGGGTTCTGGCACTTCATCTAAGTCTAAGATCAAACAGACATCAGCATCTTCTGGCACCAACGCAAGTGCTGCGTTACGAGCCATATCAAACCTAAATGGCTTGATGTTGATTTGATGAACTGTTACTCCCAGCTCTTTAAGTTTTTCTTGTGTGCCGTCCGTGCTACCAGTATCAGCAACAACAACATAGTCAGCCCCAGCACAGGCTTTCGCAAAGCGTTCCGCATGAAGAATCTCATTCTTTGATATTGCATACACAGCAATCTTCATGGTATAAGCCTATCACATACCGCCAAGCATTAGTATGTCGTAAAGATTGGCTGAGCCTGTAGCACCTGTTGAACCCGTGGACCCTGTTGTTCCCGTATTACCTGTAATGCCAGTCGGTCCTGTCGGGCCAGTAGGCCCTGTCGTTCCAGTCGCACCAACGCTGCCAGTAGCGCCTGTTGAGCCCGTGTTTCCAACAGCCCCATTCGTTCCAGCAGTACCTGTAGCCCCTGTCGCACCCGTGGCTCCATTGGTTCCATTTGAACCAGTAGGTCCAGTTGGTCCAGTTGCACCTGTAGAGCCATTAGTTCCCGCTGTTCCTGTTGCGCCTGTCGGTCCTGTTGCTCCTGTTGCGCCGTTGGTACCTGCGGTACCAGTTGCTCCTGTTGGGCCTGTAGCCCCAGTTGCTCCGTTAGTTCCTGCGGTTCCTGTGGCACCCGTTGCTCCTGTCGCTCCAGTATTTCCAGTTAATCCAGTTGAGCCAGTGTTACCTATTGCTCCCGTATTTCCTGTATTACCTTGCGATCCTGTGTTGCCCGTTGCTCCAGTTGGTCCAGTAGGACCAGTGTTACCAATAGCGCCAGTGGCACCAGTATTACCAGTAGAGCCAGTGTTACCTGTAGAACCTGTCGCACCTGTAGCCCCCGTATTTCCTACTGCACCCGTAGGTCCAGTAACGCCCACGTTGCCAGCAATGGCAAAATTCCATGCGGCAAATGTTCCGCTACCGCTTGTTAAATCTGATGTAATAATTAAAGTTCCGCCACCAATGTAGTTGGCGTAACCTTCTATCCATGTGGTTGGCGTTGTTGTGTAAATAGCCCTAATACGCTGGCCAGTAACAAATGCACCAGCATCCGCTGTAAGGGTAAATGTCTTAATACCAGTGCCGACAGTAACTGATGAAGTTGATGTTATTCCTGAGTAACCAGCACCAGTGTTACCAGTTGCACCTGTATTACCTGTAGCGCCCGTGTTACCTGTTAATCCAGTAGGGCCTGTAGGGCCTGTTGGACCTGTGCTTCCGATAGCTCCAGTCGCACCAGTGATTCCTTGTGCGCCTGTATTTCCTGTTGCTCCTGTGGATCCTGTTGCACCAGTCGCTCCTATCGCTCCTGTAGGGCCTGTATTGCCCTGTGAGCCTGTATTACCAGTCGCCCCAGTATTGCCTGTGGCTCCAGTATTTCCAACGGCTCCTGTGGCGCCTACAGCGCCTGTATTGCCTGTGCTTCCAGTGTTTCCAACTGCGCCTGTTGGGCCAGTAATGCCTTGCGCTCCTGTTGCTCCGACAGCACCTGTAGCACCTGTGATGCCTTGCGAACCCGTAACGCCTGTGGCGCCAGTGTTGCTTGTGGCACCAGTAGGACCAACAGGGCCAGTCGCACCAACGCTACCTGTCGCACCGGTTACTCCATTTGCCCCTGTGGGTCCAGTAGACCCTGTGCTTCCAACAGAACCTGTTGAGCCATTAGCACCCGTGGGTCCTGTCGCTCCGACGTTACCCGTGGATCCTGTAATACCCTGGCTTCCAGTAGATCCAGTTTGGCCAGTGCTACCCGTAGCACCTGCTGCACCCGTTGATCCAGTTGCTCCAGCAGAGCCAGTGGCTCCAGTATTTCCTGCCGAACCTGTTGCTCCAGTTCCGCCTTGTCCGCCTGTACTTCCAGTGGCTCCAGTTGCACCTGTGTTACCTACCAATCCTGGGTAGCCCATTGGGCCTTGTGGACCGATAGGTCCAAGTTCTACGATGTCAAGTTGAGTCGTAGCAATGTCATAAACGTTAGTTGTGACTGGGATCTCTACAACTGAGATGCTATCTGGTGTGACTGCCATTAGTGTGTCACGCTCGCATTTACAACAAAGGTTCCCTGAAGAATCTTGTAGACAGATCCGT